GTATCTTGGGTTGAGCAAACGCCCGTGGTACAGCTACCATGAAGACTTTTGAGTTAGGTTACTTTGGCAATATCTGGGTTAAGCAAAACGTCCTAGAAATTGCGGGTGAAACACATGGTGGGCATGAGCATAAATTCGACCATGTGACACTGCTTGTGTCGGGTAAAGTATCTGTTGAGATTGAAGGTCATCAACCTAAAGAATTTACAGCACCTACCTTTATCGTCATTCGAAAAGAACATCAGCACAAGATTACAGCAGTTGAAGACGGCACGGTTTATTACTGTGTCTATGCCTTGCGTAATATGGACGGTGAAGTGATTGAAGATATTTACGGTGAGCAGCATGACCCTGAATCAGCTAGTGCTAGAGATGAAGGGTACTGGGAAAACATTAACAAAATAGATAAATAAGGACATTGCTATGCCTGATGAAAAATGCCGTTTAGCTAAAGCTGAAAATGAAATCACTAACTTAAAGTCAGATATTCATGAACAGTCTAAAAAACTGGATGCAATAATCAAATCTATTGATGAAATGAAAGCTGACCAGAGTCGGTACAAAGGCTTCATTGGCGGAGTGGTTTTCGCTGTTGGCGCATTGTTCTCTTTCCTTACTTGGTGGACGAGTAAATAATGGAATTTCTGCAATTTGCCACTGATGTTGGGTTTCCAATCGCTGCGGCTTGTGGTGGTATTTATTTTGTTTTTCTCACTCAAAAGTTTTTGCTTGATAGTGTACTTGAGCGGATTCAAGGCTTGATTGCTATTATTAGGCAATTAGACAAACGCATTACCTCCATGTCGCAAGATATAATTAGAATTGACGCGCTTATGTCTGAAGCGTTAGATATTGCAAAAGAGAAGGAAAAAAATGGAAGCTGATGCAATTGCAAAATATATAAATCAATACGGTTTTCCGATTATTGCGGCAGGTGGCATGGGTTATATTGTTTATTATGTGTGGGTGTGGGCAACGACAATCGTCAAGCCAATACTAGAAGAAGCCTATGTTGTGCTTGTTGAGCTTATCGATCAGATTCGCGTACTTGATAACGATATGATTCGATTAACACAAAAAATTAGCACTATTTTATTATTGCGAGGAAAAAAATGAAAACAGGTGAGCGTGGTTTAGATTTAATCAAAGAGTTTGAGGGTTGTAAATTATCCGCTTATCAATGCCCTGCTGGAATTTGGACAATTGGCATAGGCTCAACACATTATGGTGACGGTACGCCAGTCACTAAAAATAGAACGCTACCAACAGAAAAAGCAGCCATTGCGTTACTTGCTGCAACCATTGGGCAGTTTGAAAAAGCTGTTAATGCAATGGGTGTTGAGTTAACACAAAATGAATTTGATGCGCTGGTTTGCTTATGCTACAACATAGGTGCAGGTAATTTTCTTAAATCAACATTGGTTAAAATGCTCAAAGCCGGTGATGATAAAGCCGAAATTGCACAACAGTTTTTGCGCTGGGATAAGGCTGGTGGTAAATCACTTGCTGGTTTAACACGCAGGCGCAATGCTGAAGCGGAATTGTTTTTAACGCCATAATAAAAAAGCCGCTTATTCAGCGGCTTTATTTTTAATTATCCATTTTTGATAGGCTTCTTCAGGTGTTGAGCCGGAACATACAGCGGTTGTTTGTGTGTAACATAACCATATCCTGCCTATCTTTTTAAGTCGTGGTTTCATGCACTGCGTTCACTTATAAACACGGGTTGCATGGGATTATCTGCAAACCATTTTAATTTTATCAAATAATCGCGCATGGCTTGATAACGCAAGCCGCCTGATGGTTTACCACTTTTAAATTCATACATTACACGCCCTCTTTTTCTTTTAACTTATCAAAATACCACTGTGCTTTTTTTAAATCCTCAGCACCGTTTTTTTGCTTATAACGCCATTGATATTTTAATATGTTCCCGCGTAAAAATCCGATAAATTCTTCTTTTGTTAGCATAGATTCAATTGCGTCAATACATTCAACATTGCCGCTGCTATAGTGCGCTGGTGAGTTTACTTTTTCTTTCTGCTTGTTTAAATGCTTAATGACGTTATCCAATCGAACAGGTGAACATTCAACGGGTGGCGGCAATTCTTCATAGCTTGTCAACGTGTACAAATACGCATTGTCTATTCTATCAACAGATTTATGCACAATGCCTTCTTTGATTAACTTTTGAACCTTAAATTCCACTTGATGTTGCTTTAAATCTGTTAGCTCGGTTATTTCGCGCATTGTCATGCCTTGACGGTTTCCGCGCTGAAGTATTTGCTGGATCATTTTTTAATCTCATTAAGTTGATATGGGTGGCACGTTAGATTCCATCTGCCTGCAAATTGCAAATTTTTAAACGCAAAATCTTGTCTAACTGCCGCGCTTTCACACGAAGCCTTATCTGCAAATTCAATTGTTGATTGTGTAAGCTCACCGTGAGTGGTTACAGCGATAATTAAAATATAAGCTGTTGTTGCAATCATTTGTTATCTCCGATGTGTCGGTATTCATATTCAGCACGAAAGCAAATAAATGAGGTACAGTTTGACCAGCTAAATTCTTCACCACATTTAACTTCAAACTCAACCCAAGGGTCATTACGTCTTTGCGCTACCTCAGCATATTTCATAATCATTTCTGCGTGTGGGTGTGGTGTGATGACGGGTTTCGGTCTATCGTATTTTGCTATTTGGAAACAGAATCTCCACGCATTTTCACCAACCCAATAAAAATTTACTTCTGCTCTGTCTGCGCATTCTGGTGCATTACCCCAATTAACATTAACTTGCACACCTGTTTGCTTTTCGTTCCATTCGTGAAACTCCTCGTATAAATCTCTACTTGTCGATTGGTTACTAGCAATCCCAATCAATTCCGCAAGTTGTTCGTTTGTTAATAAGCTCATACCCCTGTACTCCCAAAGCCACCTGCACCACGCTCAGTCACTGCGCTAAATTCCTCAACTTCTTTAAATATCGGACGCAATACAGGCACAAAAAACATTTGAGCAATACGCTCGTTAGGTTGAATTCGATAACTATCACCATGTGTCATACGCAACTTAACCATAATTTCGCCTTGATAATCACTGTCAATTACGCCAACCGTGTTCATCAAACCAACGCCATAATTAAACCCTAGCCCACTGCGTGGAACAATTAAGCCAACAACAGACTTATCATCAATGTGGATTGCAATGCCTGTATGAATTAGCACGGGCGTTTCTGGTGTTAAAAGCATGGTTTCTTCAATACAAGCGCATAAATCAATAGCGGCTGCGCCTTCGGTTTGAAATTGCGGAATAACCGCGCTTGGTCTTGCTTTTTTTATCTGCATAATGTCATCTCCCATTGTGTAGGCATGTCGCCAATCCACGTTTTTAAAAATTCCCGTGCGGTTTTATTTCCGCGCTGGCTTTCTGATAAATTAATGCGCTTAATTTGTATATGCTCGATTCCTTCATCATCAACAACCAACCTTCTACCGATCAAATCGCCGCAGTATTTCGCAAACTCTTTTTTATCATAAAAAAACACTCTCCAATTTTTTACAATGCGCTCAAATCGTATTGCATTTCTCATGCGATAATTAACCGTTTGTGGTGATAAACCATGCTCAGTAGCAAAGTCTAAAACAGTCTGTTCATCTTCGTTTGGATGGCAAACAACAATGTTATTAATTCTAAAATTATAATTATCACCGTCTTTAAAAATAACAGCATCTTCAAAACTTGGATAATAACCATGTGAAAAGAAAACAGCCATGCGCCATGCGGTAAAGTATTTTTTACCGTTTTCTTTTTTAACGCAAATGGTGGCTTGCCGATTTGCGTAGTTAAAAGACAACGGTTTGTCAGGCGTTCTTTTTCGGTAAAATGTTCCTGTTCCACCACAATAAATAATGTTTTCTTTTATACTTTCCAACTCTTTAAGCGAAACTTTTAAATCTCTTTTTATTGGTTGCACCATGCTATTACCTTTGATGTTCAATTTTTAAATCAAAAATAGGGCGTATTTCATGACAACGATCACACTCCCTAATTCCTCTGCTTACATATTGCCGCCATGTTTTATGCTGGCAGTTTGTTGCGCTTGGCGTTGGTGTTACCTTCTCAACTGGTTTAATTAATGCCATAGCCATATCCCCGCTAATATGAGTGCTAATACATAGAATATTAATGCTGCAATGTCGTCAATCTCCACGCGCGTACTCCACCATAAAACAAACTATTAAAACAAAAATGCCAGTCCAAAAAATTAATTCAGCCATGTTTTGCAAGCTCCTCTAAAATATGAAAAATGTTTTGCGTTTCTTTGATGCTGCGCAGTTTTTGTTGTTTTAGCTGTCTGCGTTCTTCTTTGAGCTCACGTAAGCGGTTTTCTAAATGATCTTTTAACGCAATTTGTTTCATCTTGCTACCATCTCCCCACGAACATTACGTTCCATTTCATACACGGAGTAAATTTTGTTGTCATGTATGATAAATTCACCAATACTGGTTTTAATAACCTCATGGTAATGACGATGCATAGTTGCCACAGCAACAAATCCAGTCAAGCAACCAGCTACAAATGATGCGATTAAGCACCAAATAATTGCGTTTTCTTTCATTCGACCACTCCAGTTTTACTGTCATTACAAATTGCTCCAATAATGCGCGTAGGACGTTTAAATAACTGATACGCACCAACAGCAAGATTATATTCTTCCTTTGCGTTGTTGCATGCTTTCATGGTTTCGTAGGGTATTGCAACGCTAGTGTATGCAATTACTTCATGCGTGGTCATGCGTCCGCGCTTGTCGATGTTTGTGTCTACTGTCAAAAATGACAGCGTTAGTGCTAGTGTTGCGCTCATAAAACCGCCTTTAATTTTAATAATTCACGTTTAATTGTGTAAAGCTCAGTTGTTGCTTTATTGCTTTTTGTCCAAAAATAAACAGCGGTTAAAATAAAAATAACGTAAGCAATGCCTGTTTCGTCTAGCATCTTTAAAAAATCAATCATAAATCACCTTTGTATTAAAAAAAGCCACTCGTCTTAGCGGCAGAGGTAGGAGTTGTTTGTTATAGCAAATCACTTAAATTGTGATCGCTTTTAAAATCGTTTAAGTAAATTTCATCAATGCCTTTTTCAGCGTCTTTGTAAATATTAATGTCGTTGTCGTTAACGTGTTCATAAACAATTTCTTTTAATTTTTCTGAACCAATCATTTCTTCACCTTCTTCATCGGTAAATGAAATGTCGTCAACTAAACACTCACGATCATCTTCAATGTCGTGATGAAAATCAGCAGGTATATATTTACCGCTAAGTGTTGCCGTAGCGGCAACGCCAATGTCAACACCGTCATGGCTAATAATGCTAAAGTAAATTTTGATTTCCATTTTTTTCTCCTAAAATGCGCGGCTTGCACCGCGCTTGGTTGTTATTTATTTTGCTTTTAATGCTGCAATTTTTAACGCGCAGTTGTCTGTCAAACCTGCTAAGTGACAACCAATTCCACCCCATTGAACAAAACCAAATTGATCAACAGTTCCAATAATGCCGTCTAATTTAAATGCTTTCATAATCTTTACTCCAGTTTAGTTATTTATTATTGTTTCGCCTTCTTGAAAGCGTGAATATATATTAAACCTTCTATTTTAAAAAGTAAACATATTTTTTTGCATTTTAAACAATAGAATCTAAAAAAGCCTGATAAGCCGATTCATAACCAAGCGCAACGCAAACAAACGCGCCTGCGTCATGCGCGGCTTTAAGATATTCAATTTGCCCATCCTGCCATTTTGATTTGGTGTGATCTTGCCGTTTCAGCTCACAAACAAACGTTCTTTGCATTGGAATAATAATATCGGGCGCACCTTTCGTCATGCCCTCGCTTTTTTGCCGTGCTACCTGCTGCCAATTGCGTTTGCCTTCGTTTCTGATATGCGTGGCAATCTTTCCATAGGTCGTTGGGTGTTCGCGTCTTAGTCGCGCAAAAAAAGTCACTGCTTCAAGTGTTTCACTTGGGCAGTCGCCACGAAAGCCGACATCACCATAAACTTTAAGCCATTGGGGGAATTTCATCTTTTAATGCTCGCGCGTTGTAATTATAAATTTTATAAAAGTCGCCTACTTTTTGATAAGTGACTGTTTCGGGTGATTGCGTTCCATTTTTAGTGGCAGACATAAACCAGTCGTGATCTCGTTTAACCACTGGCGTAAAAAATACCGTAAACGTTCGCCACGCGGTTGTAAATTCAACCCGTAAACACTCATTGCCTGCTTTGCTAATGGTTGGCTTAACCTTCATGTCAAAAACTAAATCGGTTTGTATTTGATACGGGTCGCTTTTTCGTTCGCGGTACTGTCTTACTAGTTTTTCGTTGGGGTCGATAAGCTCCTCTTTGCACCCGCCACAATAACGCGCTGCCACGTCATTTTCATGCCCGCACTCGTTACATGGCTTAAAGCTCCATTTATAATTGCATAAATCAGACTGGCATGAACGGCTATGATGCGCAGGAAAAAAACCGTGTTCAGTTACAATTCTGTTGCCTTGCAAATCCACAAAATACCCATTGTCATCAATGCCAAAACCTGCGTCATTGTCGCGCGGTTTAGTTTCATTTAATAATCCACAATCAGGACAACGCGCAATAAGATACTCGCCATCAAACTCCACGCTGTTACTGGTTTTAATATCGGGATTAAAAACGTCACCATCGGGGCAGTGTCGCTCGATGTTTTCCGCGTAATCCAACACTAAGCAATCTTGTTTTCCATCGCTTAGACGCAAACCACGCCCAATTATTTGCTGTAATAATGCGGCTGACTCGGTAGCGCGTAAAATTGCGACAACATCGCAATGGGGCGCGTCAAATCCAGTGGTTAAAACCGCCACATTGACTAAATATTTTAAAATCTGCGCTTTGAATTTTAATAAAATTATTTCGCGCTCATTCGCTGGCGTTGATCCTGTGACAATCGCGGATAATTCTGGCGGCAAAGATTCCATGATCTCACCCGCGTGTTGAATCGTAGCGGCAAAAAATAACACGCCTTTACGTTCTCGTGATTGCTCGATAACATCTGAGACAATCTCAGCCGGTAACTTGCCTTTTCAATGATACGCCCTGGTAAAGTCATCCTTGCTAAAGTTTCCCCTTGCATTAGTTTTCCTGGTTAACGTTTCA